CAAAGGCATATCCTATTTCCACTCTGACTTGGATTCTTGCCTATAAGAGTGGTTATGCCGATGGTAGAGCAACCGCAGTCCGTGATGCTCTGAACTATGCCCTGAGTGGTAAGGCACAGGGTCTTGCTGATGACTTGGGTTATGTGCCTCTGTCTGGTTCTATTCTCAACAAAGCACGCCTGAAAGTTAAACAGGTCGGTCTAGGCGAGAAGTGATATATAAGGGGGTTGACAAGACCCCCTTTTTAGTGTATTATAGATAACGAGTTAGGAGGTTTATGTCTCTTATTTCCCAGCGTGATAGGCAACTTGCTATTGAAGCACTAGTATATTATCGTGATGATACACTCCGTAGAGAGCAAGCATTTAAAGATCTTGGTGTTTCTGATGTTCAACTAAATGATGCCTTTATGATGGAACTTAATGCTCTTATCAACTGGGTTAAACTAGAATATCAGAAGAATGAAAATTAATCTGTGGTATTGCGCCGATATGAAACAATGGCGCTGGACTCTTACAGACGACCATCGCCCAGTTGTTAGGCAAGAGTCAGGTCAAAGAGAAAATCTACGGGATGCTATGAATGATGTAGCAAATACTGTAGAATATATGATGAACAAATTTTAATTTTTTGGGCGATTGGCGCAGCGGTAGCGCAGCTGCTTTACACGCAGACGGTCATTGGTTCGAATCCGATATTGCCCACTTTTATAAATACCTAAAAAGTCTGGTATAATGGAAAAGTTATACAAACTCGTAAGTGACGCTCAGGCATCACTCTTTGTTCTATTTCATAAAACTTGGGTTTATCACTGGCACGTGGTTGGTCCTGATTTTCAGCAGGTGCATACTCTTTTAGGTGAGCAGTATGAAACGATGTTTGGTGAAATTGACCGTATCTCTGAGCATATGAGATATTTGAATATCAAACCACTTAGCACTCTGACCAGAACCACAGAAGTTTCCAGAGTTGACCAAGCATCAAATAGCGCACAAGATCTTGATTCAATGGGAATGGTTCGTCAACTACATGATGATAATAGAAGTCTGATTGAACTTCTTGCAGAAGTTTCAGAAGAAGCAGAAGAGCAAAAGTCATATGCTACAGCAAACTTAGTTCAAGACTTGATGGAGTCGCACGGTAAGTTTGTTTGGATGCTGCGTTCATTTACTGAAAAATAGTTATCTTATAATACAATGGAAAACTTAAGAATCAGGTGCCGCTCCTGTGGTAAGGAGTTAGAAGGCATCTCTGGAAAAACTGTGTCGTGTGGTTGTCCCAATATGGCGACCATTCGTAATGGAGTTATTTCTGCACTTGACCTTGGTCAGGTCATCATGCTCAACTCCTATGGGAACAAGTCCAAGTCTGGTGTTCTCTCAAATGAAGACCTTGCTTTTCAGGAAGCAAGAAGACAGCGTAAGGTTCGTCGTTTAGACTTTGAGATTAGATAGGTCTTAAGACGCAGTTCTCATCATAGCGAGCGTACTGGAAACCATCGTCTTGTAGTTCACCAAAACCAAACTTGCGAGCGACTAAAGACCTTTGATGTTTTCCAAGAACTAATGAAGACTCTGTGAACCCTTCATTGATCTTTGGTCCGTGTGGTTTTGCTGCAAGCACATCACCAGGTCTTGGAGAGAGTTTGACCATACCTTCTTCCAAGTTCTTGTAGGTATACTTCATAAAGTAGTAGAATATCTTTTTTCTTTCTTCCAGAGAAAACTCGTCAGGTTGTTTGGTATACTTGACTTCATATCCAACTTCTGCAACTCTGGTCTTCTCGTGAAAATAAATTCGTTCAGCAAGTTTTCGAATTCTATCTTTTAGATCTGGGCAGTTATAGTTGTCGATGAACTCAAGATATAAGTAACTCTTCTTGGTCTGATACATTATAATAAATGTATAGATTGCCATCGCACCAGAGTCACAGTTGAAGTTGACCTGTTGATATCGTTTGTTTTCTTTTGGGTAAACTGGAAGACGATCTTTATATCCAAGTTCTCTTAATAGTCTTTCAAACTCAATTCTTTTTTGCGATGGTCTGATGAGCACTTGACAAAAACAAATAGATACTGTATATTATATCATATTGGAGAGGTGGCCGAGTGGTTTAAGGCAGCAGTCTTGAAAACTGCCGAAGTGAAAGCTTCCGTTGGTTCGAATCCTACCCTCTCCGCTTCATATAAATACTCAAAAAGTCTCTGTGACTAATGGGTATTCAAATAAACGGGCAAACTGATACAGTTACTTCAACGACTGCTGGAGGGTCGGTTAAGGTAACTCCTCTTGCCGCTTCTACTGGATTAAATGTAGGAACAGGAGCATCTATCAGTTCTCCTGCGACTAATGTGTTGACTCTGGGAACTAATAATGTTGAGTCAGTTCGTATAGATTCAAGTGGTAATATTGGTATAGGAACCGATAATCCAATAAATAAACTTTCCGTTTTAGTTGGCAATGAAACCACTTTGGGTAGTGGTTCTAATGGATTGAGAGTTTATGATGGAACTAAAAATTTTCAATTAACTAGAACTGGATCTTCTTATAACTATGGTGGAGTAAGTGGAACTGGAAGTTTAATTTATTCATATGATAAACTATCATTACACGCTGATACTAGTAATCCAATTACATTTGCCGTTGGAGGTTCTGAAAGACTTCGTATAGATTCAAGTGGTCGTTTGGGTATAGGAACAGCAACTCCAACTGTTGCTGGATCTAGAAATACTCTAACTGTAAATGGAGCATCTGGAGCAGACTTTTATTTACATTATAATGGATCGGAAGTTCTTTCATTACAAGCAGGAAGTTCAACAGCAGTTTCGTTGAATTATCCATCGTCAGGAACATTTAATATTAATAGGTCCGGCACTAATGTAGCAAACTTTGATAGTAGTGGTAATTTTGCATTTAACTCTGGATATGGTTCAGTAGCAAGGGCTTATGCTTGTCGTGCTTGGGTAAATGTTAATGGCACAACTGCATCTCCATGTACAATTCGTGCTAGTGGAAATGTAAGTTCAGTAACAAAAAGTTCAACAGGAAGACTTATTATTAATTTTACTAATGCAATGCCTGACGCAGATTACACAGCATCTATTACATCACAAAATCGTGATGCTAATGATGATAGAAATGTCGCAGCTTTTAGCGAAAGAAAAGGAACTCAAGTAACAAGAAGTTCTAGCAGTTTTCCATTAGATACTAACAGTTGGTTAATTGGTGGATATAATGGAACAGCTATGGATCATGATATGATTAACGTTAGTTTTTTCCGTTAATTTTATACTCATAAATATTCAAAACATTTAATATACGATGAAACAATATATTCTCCATGAAAATGAAAATGGTGGAGTTGCAATTTGTACCCCATCATTGGAGGCATTAGAAACTTATACTATTCTTGAAATTGCTATTAAAGATACTCCAACAGGACAACCTTTTTGGATTGTTGATGAGAACGAAATACCCGTTGATGGTACTTTTTTTGATGCTTGGGAATTTGATAATGAGGCACTTGGAGAACCTGATGGATATGGTATTGATTACGAAGATTGGGCAAAGGAGTATAAAAAATGATTAAAATTAATGTAGATAAAGCAAAAGAAATTCAAAAAGATAAAATGCGTCAAGTAAGAAAACCTCTTCTTGAAAAACTTGATGTAGATTTTGTAAGAGCATTAGAACTTGGTAGAGATACTGCTTTTATTGTTGCACAGAAACAAGCACTCAGAGACGCAACAAACCTTGTTACGGAAGCAGAAATAACTGGAACAACCGTTGATGAAGTCACAACAGAACTCAAAGAAATTTGGGATGAAAGTCTTTTAGGTCCTAAACCATAGTAATTTAATATTCTCTTAAACACTTTCTTGAAACCAACACAAACTTGACGGTTTGAAAATACTCACTAGCATAACTAGTAGTATTCAAACATAACCTTATGGATCAGCACACCTACGATAATTGGGTGAAGATCAAGGAGACTTTTGAAGCCTCTGGGAACATGGACAATATGTTCTATAAGAGAGCAGTTGAAATAGTTAAGACTCGGAGGGATCCTCTTGCGAAGTTTCTTGGAGATGAGAAATGATGGAACCTTTTGATGACGATTATGTATCTCGCACTGAAGTTCAGGAGATGATCGATGCAGCAATACGACGACACAACCGTAATGCTAGTATCATTAGTATGTGCGTCGGTTGGGTGGTTCTTGCTTTATTTGCTGAGGGACTTCTAAGGTTAGTTGGAGTTATTCCACCAGTACTACCATGGCTCAACATTACCCTGAAATAATTGGTATCGTTCTCCTGTTAGTATTTGCCGCCACGATGTTCTATCAAGGCACCTGTATTATGAGAGGTCAAAGAGGATATTCCCTTAGAGACTATATGAAACAGGAAAGCTCAAATATGCGTCAAAGAATAGAAGAACTACTCAAGGACAAATGATATCTCTCACAGACGAAGACATTCAAGAATTGCAAAGAAGAGTCTTACAACAGAAGATAGACGAACTATTTGAAGAACCATCAAGTTACGAGGACGAAGAAGATGTTTAAAACACTTTTCTTTTCAACACTGATTTATGGATCAATTATGGGATTGTGGATTTGGTGGGGTCTCACACACGCATATCCACAATGAAAAAGTTCAACGATACTGTTTTAGCAGTCACGATAGCAATCATTGACTTCTTGTATCGTGACTTACCCATTCAAAGATTCTGGGTGCTTGAGACTATTGCTAGAGCACCTTACTTTGCTTTTGTAAGTGTGCTTCATCTTAAAGAATCTCTAGGACTCAGAGACTTATCACACTACTACTTGATGAAAGAACACTTCGCACAGACACTCAATGAAACAGAACACCTCATCGAAATGGAGCTACGTGGCGGAGCAGACCGCTGGATTGATCGCTTTTTCGCTTATCATTTGGTTCTCATCTATTATTGGATTCTGGTGGGTTATTATTTTGTTGCTCCCGTTTCTGCTTATCACCTGAACGCAGGTATTGAGTATCACGCCACAGAAACCTATCTCTCATACCTCTGGGAGCATCAGGAAGACTCAAAGGTTGCAGAGATTGCAGTTGATGAGATGAACCATTATATCGAACTTACAAGAGCAATGGAGATGGTTTGATGTTATTAGCAAAAGCACTTTTATTTGTTTCAATTCCGTTCGTTTTAACAACACTCTATTTCGGAACAAGAGGAGGGTATTATGACTCCAAAGATTATAAAGGAAACGGAACCGCACATTAAACAGAGATATCACTTTGCTGCATCAGCATTTGTGAGAATGTGGGGACACAGTTCATTACACGACCATCGTATTGTTAATTTTTGTGTAGAATGGGCACATAGGGAAGAAAATGCTCCATTAGATAATACTGTTGATCAATATTTTTACTATGAGTTTAAAACCTGGAGGGGATACTGATGGGACATTTTGCACGGTGGGTATTAGAAAACCCTTATACTCTTGGAATGCTTAGTTATATTTTAGTTGTTCTGCCTATTATGGGTATCTGGGCAATTCATAAATATGGATGGCAGCACTGGGCTCCATTTGACAAAAAACATAAATAACGGTAGATAAACTTATTCTACCAAAATGAGAACTCATAAATGTGGGCATTGTGGAGAAACTGACCCATCTAAATTTTATGGGCACAAAAAATCAGTATGTGGTGCCTGCCATAACAAATATACATTAGAGTTGGGACAGAAAAAAAGAAGTTTTATTATTGAGCAAATGGGAGGCAAGTGTGTTTCTTGTGGATATGATAAATATTCATCAGCACTTCAAGTTCATCATTTAGACCCCTCTCAAAAAGATGCTAAATTTCATGGTATTCGTGGATGGAGTCATGAGCGTATTCTTGACGAAATAAAGGGATGTGTGCTATTATGTGCTTGTTGCCACGCAGCAGTTCACTCTTGTGAATTAGAACTACGGAGTATCGCCTAACTTGGTCATGGCACCGCTTTTGGGAAGCGGAATAATTTCAGTTCAAATCTGAATACTCCGACTAGCCAGTTACTTCACTGGCACACTTGACTAAACACTCAACAAACCTTATAATACTAAGGCAACAATTCAAAACAATGTCTCTGATTCAAAAATTCAAAAAAGATGTTAGCACTCTTCGTCTTGCTGCTAACGGGGAAATCTATCTTGATGTAAAGAGTCCGAAACTTTATAAAAAGGTCCGTCGCTTCTATGAAAATGAAGGGGTGGTATTTTCTGGTGACCCTCTCGACGATTACGAAATGCTTATGGAGTATATCGCCGGAGATCTTGAGGCAGTTGAAGCGTGAGCAAGGTTCTTCTGGAGCGTGAAGGATACCGTTTCGTTGAAGCAGGTATCCTTGAAATCAACGGTAAACCTGATTACCGTATGCAAAAGCAAAACGAATACACCAAACGCTGGAACGACATTTATCTGTTTGATAACATTCTTCAATGTTCTACTGCAATGGAAGATATTGAGTATGCGAAATGGTTAGATCCAGACAGAGTTCCTTGTTATGTGAAAGACGATGAAGAAGACACGGATGGTCTATAACAGCACTGGTCGGGAGCAAACCCCTTATGTCTAAAGCAAGTATCCTGAGGTATCTTGGGAACTTCCTCCTCATGCTTGGTTATCAAGTTATGTTATGGGGAAACTTTAAGTTTGGTCTAGCAATCAAGTTTGTCGGGGGACTACTCGGCATTCCTTTTGCGATCAAACTTAAACTCTGGGATGTGCTATTTCTAATAGCATTCTTTGGTATTACCGAGATATCAAAGTTAGTCCAACTTTTCTTAGTTTCTTAAAACTAAGTGGTGGAGTCAAAACGACCCCTTACGGTTTCTTGCTTTTCCATTAAAGAGCAAGTGGTGCGGATGGGACTCTCTCCCGCCTGGTTTCTTGTTTCCAGTTAAAGAACAAGTGGCGAGCAACCTGGAGAAGCGCAACTCCTTTACAAATACTCTTCTATAGTATATTATTGTACTATATAAGAGTATTTTTTTATGAGTAAATATGAAGTTGTTCAATATTTGAAAGATGGTGAGGAATGTAAAGAAATGCTTCCAGACTATCCAGGATTTTTTATTACTACAAATGGTAGAGTATGGATAGAAAGCAAGAAACGATGGGCTTCTACTAGTCAAGAAAAAACTTACCATGATAAGAGAAGAAAAAATCCCCCCAAAAATAAAAGATATTATACTAGAGTGAATATTGGAAAATATTCCACCAGAATACACATACTAGTTGGTAGATATTTTTTGCCCGAATATAAGAAGGGTATGTTTATTTTACATAAAGATGAGACTTTACCTTACCCACAGATAAACTATGTTGATAATCTCTGGGTAGGAACAAATAGAGATAATATGAAAGATATGTGGGAGAAGCAGAGAAGAGACTGTAACTTGGGTCAGAAGTGGGTTGCATAAACCCACCTTTTTTAGTATAATGATAAAAAGTATTTTCCCTTATGAAGGTTGCGTTAATTACTGGAATTACGGGTCAAGATGGTTCATATCTTGCTGAACTTCTTTTGGAGAAAGGTTATGAAGTTCATGGTATCATTCGTCGTTCTTCTTTGATCAATACTCATCGTATTGACCATTTGTATCAAAATGTTAAGTTACATTACGGAGACTTAACAGACTCAACTAATATAGTAAGAGTCATACAAAAAGTCCAACCCGATGAGATTTATAATCTTGGTGCTCAGAGTCACGTCAAAGTATCCTTTGAGATGCCTGAATACACTGCTGATGTGGATGGTATGGGAACTCTTCGTGTTCTTGAAGCAGTGCGTCTCTTGGGTATGGAAGACCGTGTACGCATCTATCAAGCGTCTACGAGTGAACTTTACGGTCTTGTCCAAGAAACTCCTCAAAGCGAAACTACTCCTTTTTATCCCCGCTCTCCTTATGGTGTAGCGAAACTCTACGGATATTGGATTACGAAAAACTATCGTGAAGCATATGGAATGTATGCTTGTACTGGCATTCTCTTTAATCATGAATCGCCAAGACGCGGTGAAACATTTGTAACTCGTAAGATTACCAGGGCACTCTCAAAGATATCTGTGGGAATGCAAGACATTTTGGAACTTGGTAATCTGAATGCAAAACGTGACTGGGGACACGCAAAAGACTTTGTTGAGGCAATGTGGTTGATGCTTCAGCAAGATGAACCTGAAGATTATGTGATTGCCACAGGTGTCCAGTATTCGGTGCGTGAGTTTGTAGAAGAAGCAGCACCATACTTTGGTATGAATATTGTATGGGAAGGTGAAGGTTTAAACGAAGTTGGTATTCACAAGAGCACTGGCAGAACGGTTGTGAGAGTCAACCCTAAATATTTTCGACCTGCTGAAGTAGAGACCTTATTAGGTGATGCCTCTAAGGCAAAGGAAAAACTAGGTTGGGAACCTAAGATTTCTTTTAAACAATTAGTTGAGGATATGTGCATTTATGGACAGTGATTCTAGAGTATTAGTTTGTGGCGCCAACGGAATGGTTGGTTCTGCAATTGTGAGAAACCTAAAGAGTAAAGGATACTATGTTAATGAAGCAACTCGTGACAGAGTTGACTTTACCGATCAAGAAGAAACTAAAGAGTATTTTGAAAGAAACAAACCTGAGTATGTTTTTGTTGCTGCTGCCAAAGTGGGTGGCATCATGGCAAATAACAATTACAAGGGAGATTTTCTGTATCAAAACCTAATGATACAGAATAATATTATTCACTATTCTATGGTGAATGATATAAAGAAACTTTTGTTTTTAGGTTCCTCCTGCATTTATCCAAAGTTTGCAACTCAACCAATTACAGAAGACCAGTTAATGACTGGACCTTTGGAACCAACAAACGACGCTTATGCTATTGCTAAGATTGCTGGAATAAAACTCTGTCAGTCATATAGAGAACAGTATGGTTTTAATGCTATTTCTCTAATGCCTACTAACCTCTATGGTCCTAATGATAACTTTGATCTGGAAACATCGCATGTTCTTCCAGCAATGATTGCAAAGTTTCATGCTGCTCTAGACCATAGTAAGTATTGGGAGGTAAAACTTTGGGGTAATGGTTCAGCAATGCGTGAGTTCTTGCACGTAGATGACCTTGCAGAAGCATGTTATGTTTGTATGCAAAATTACGATGAAGCGGAGCACATCAATGTTGGAACTGGTGAAGATGTGAGAATTTGGGAACTTGCAAATATTATTGCTGATGTTGTTGGTTATGATCGTGATATCAACTGGGATTTTACTAAACCAAATGGAACTCCAAGAAAAGTTCTAAACGTAGATAAGATTAAGTCACTTGGGTGGGAACCAAAAATTAGTCTCCGTGAAGGAATTGAGACAACTTATCAATGGTATAAACAAAATGCTCTCGTTTAATAACCTTGGCAATCTTGGTAGACTTGCCAACCAAATGTTTCAGTATGCTTCTCTTAAGGGAATTGCTAGTAATAATGGATATGATTTTTGTATTCCACCTAGAGAACTATTTGGTAAAAATGACATAAACGTCAGAAGATCTGATATTACTTTGTATGAGTGTTTTGATTTATCCAAAGTTCACCAAGAGGCAATAGTAAATCAAGTTCTTCAAGAATCTGGATTTGAATTTGACGAAAATATTTTTAATAACTGTCCAGATAACGTAGATCTTTTTGGTTACTTTCAAACCGAAAAATATTTCAAGCATATTGAAACTGAAATAAGAAAAGATTTCAAGTTCAAGGATGAGTTGTTAGAAATATGTGAAGGTTTTATAAAGGAAAACTTTGTCTATAGAGATGTAATTTCTCTTCATGTTCGGAGAGGAGACTATACAGTCAACCCAAATCACCCAGTTCAAACTCTAGAATATTACAGAGAAGCATTAAACATTCTTCCAGATTTACCAGTCATTATTTTTTCCGATGATACTGAGTGGTGTAATCAACAAGAAATATTTTCATCTGATAGGTTTGCAGTTGCTGAGGGAAATTCTACAGACGCTGACTTATGTTTAATGTCATTGTGTAAGTATCACATTATCGCTAACAGTTCGTTTAGTTGGTGGGGTTCTTGGTTAGCAAACAGTGAAAAAACTATTGCTCCTAAAAATTGGTTTGGTGGTGACTGTATAAATCATAATACACAAGACTTATATCTTTCTGACTGGATTATTATCTGATGAAAATTTGTATTTTGACTATTGCAACAAACAAGTACATACAGTTTGTTGAGCGTCTTCTTGATAATATTGAGGAGAACTTTTTGAATGGACATGACATTGAATGTCTTCTTTTTACTGATCATGAAGTAGAGGCATCTGACAATGTACGAGTGTGTCAGATTGACCACGAACCTTGGCCAATGCCCACCCTTAAGAGATACAACTATTTTGTAAAGGAGAAAGAGTTTATCTCACAGTTTGATTATTGTTTTTACTTTGATGTAGACATGGGTCTTGTGGATAAGGTTGGTGATGAGGTTCTAAGTGACCTTGTTGCTACAATGCATCCTTATCAGTCTTTCCATAAAAAGGACGAGAGGACTTATGATCGGAACCCTGCATCGCTGGCATATGTTCCATACGGTGAAGAGGGTGAGAACTATTATGCTGGCGGATTCAATGGCGGTTCTACAAAAAGATTCCTTGAGATGGCAGAGGTTCTTGCAGACCGTGTAACGAAAGACCTTGAGAATGATGTTATTGCCCTTTGGCATGATGAATCTCAAATGAACCGTTATTTAATTGATAACCCACCAACGCTGAGTCTGACTCCTTCATATTGTTTTGCTGAGGAGCAAATGGGAAATCCTAATTATCCTTACGAACCAAAAATTATTGCATTAAAGAAAAACCACAGTGAACTGAGGAGTTGATATCATGAGTAACATTTGTGCTTATTTTCAGACCTACAAAAATAGGAAGGCGACCGAGTTTGTTCTTGAAAACTTTAGAAAGCATCATCCAAATGCACCATTAATGATGTTCTCTGATGCTGGATCTGACTTTAGTGATTTGGCAGAAAAATATAACTGTAACTATCAACATCGTTTTTTAAACCTTGGGCGACAGGGGCATCAAAAAATCAAACTAGAGTCTGAGTATCCTGCAAATCCTAGTTATGCCTTTAATAAAGAAGAGACCCTTGTATGGTTACAAAGATTTTATGAGTCTTGTCTTTATGGTGTGAGTAATGGTTGTAGATATATTGTTATGTTAGAAGATGATGTATTGGTCAAAGGTCAAATAAACTTTGTTCCAGAAAATTATGGATTTTGCTGTGGTCCAGAGAACATGGAGAATTCAATCAGTTATGCACTTACAAATTATTTGGCACAAAAATATAATGTAATCTGCAACACTAATTTTTATGCTTGTTGTGGTGGTGCAATTTTTGATGCAAAACTTTTTGTAGAAAACTATTATAATGTTTTGCATTTTATAAACACTGAGTTTGAGACTTTATTTTATCTTGATGATAAAATGGGGTGGTTAGATTTCTTCATGCACATCATTTATTTTTATCTTGGATGTAAGTATGTTCCCAATCCAGAGTTTGCAGAAACCTGGATGAAAGAAAAGTGGGGAATAGACTGGGAGTTACCACAATATTCAATTATTCATCAGTACAAAGAGCTTTATTAAAAACATGACTAACCGTAACATTTTAATCGATTGTGGAACTCATCTTGGGATGGGATTTTCAAAACTGGCGGCAGCATTTGATGTTGACCAAGGATGGGAAACTTTTGGGTTTGAAGCTAATCCATTTGTTTTTGATGCTTATGTTAAAAACATAGAGTCTGAAAAGTATCCAATCTTAACTGATAAGAATATTAAGTTGGAGAACAAAGCAGTATGGATTCATAATGATGGTATTGAGTTTTCTCTAAGAGGAATAACCAGACATCATTACGACAACTACTATGGTGACGATTGGAAAAATGATCTTGCAACCATGGTTGGAGAACATAATGGTCTTGATGTTGATGAGTCCTTAGAAATTCCTTGGGACGGTGGATCTTGTGTTACTGAACTAAAAGATAAGATACACGATACTGCAGAAAGAGATCTACTTTATAAGTGGCATGAAAATGTAAAAGTAGAATCGATTGATATTTCACAATGGATTCTTGACAACTTCAGTAAAGATGACTTCATTGTTCTTAAGATGGACATTGAAGGATCTGAATATCAAGTATTGCCAAAAATGATCAAAGATGGTAGTATAGGGTATATAAACCATGCATTCATTGAATGGCATGACTGGGTAATGCCAGAATATAGTTCAAAAACTTCAGAACTTATGAATGCTTTAAGAGAGTCTAATGTTCAACTAGGAGGGTGGGTCTAATAGGTATGAAAATTTCAGTTGGAAACTATGAGATAGATGTAGATACCGAAAAAGAAAACTTTAATCCTCTGGAACAAAGAAACGATAGTGCAAATAAAGTTTTAATTGATGGTGAGGATATCACTGTAGGGTTTATCTATAACTCAGTTTACAAACAAAAGTCTGCTCTGGAACATGGTATAAAACAGATTCGAAACATTTATCCTAACTCAAAAATATACATTGTTTCTGATGGTGGTTTAGATTATTCTTATCTTCAGGATGAATACGATAATCTAAAATTTGAAATGGGCGAAGATACCATTAGTGCCTACACTAAAATGGATTTTTACAACTATCGTGATGAAGATAACCAGCAGGCGATAAAAAAGAATATTCGCGTAAACATTGAAAGAGTTCTTAAGGGTATTGAGTATTGTGGAAATCCAGACTGGATTTTTATGACTGAGTGTGATGTTCTTTTGAGGGGAAAGGTTTCTTATCCAGATAACGCTAAACTTTTAGGAACTCGTTTGAACTATGCTTGGGACATTCCTGGAAGACTGGAGCAATATATTGAGATGAACAAAATTTCTTCTCAAGTCAGTGGATCTATTCCTATGTTTAGGTGGGGTGCAGTCCCTCCGATATTTGAAACCAAGTCTTACCTGAGAGCAGTTGAAGTTTATAAAGAAAACTTTGATCTATTAGATGATGTTACGTCAACTGTATTTGGTATTAATTGTTTTGATGTAATTCTTCCCTTCTTATTTTCATTGATTGGTGAAGAAGAAGTTTACAACTCAGAAATTATTGAATGTATTAGAGATCCTTCTTGGAAAAACTCTGACCACCCAATAGTTCATCAGTTTAGAGAGTATTATTCTGATGATTCTCATTATCCTTATATAGAAATTCAGTGATTTAAAATGAACAGAATTGAAAACTATGAAAAACTAAAAACGGACATTGTTAAATGGTTGGGTGATTACATTTTAGAGCATCCATCTATCAAGTCACTTGTAGTGGGAGTGTCTGGAGGTATTGACTCTGCAGTGGTATCTACCCTTGCTGCATCGACAGGTCTTCCTACCTATGCATTAGGTATGCCTATTCATCAGAAAGAAGAACAAGAAACCCTCTCTGATGCTCACTTGGAGTGGTTAGAAAAAAACTTTAATAATGTTATTGTCCAGAAGTTTGATTTGACCAGAGTCTTTGACACCTTTCAATTTACCATGAGAGAGTATGGTGCAGATAAACTTTCTCTTGCTAATAGTCGTTCAAGACTTCGTATGGTAACACTCTATCAGGTTGCTGGAACGGTGGGTGGTATTGTAGTTGGTACTGGAAATAAAGTTGAAGATTACGGTGTTGGGTTCTACACTAAATATGGTGACGGGGGAGTTGATATTGCTCCTATCGCAGACCTCTATAAAACTGAAGTATGGGAACTTGGAAGGCATCTTGGTGTAGATCAACGCATTATTAATGCCCAACCAACGGACGGACTTTGGGATGATGGTAGAACTGATGAAGATCAACTAGGTGTTCCTTACTCTGCTTTGGAAGAAGCAATGGAGTATGGTACTGGACCTGGTGTAGAAATTCTAGAAAAGTTCAATAAACAAAATTCACATAAGATGAATCCTATTCCAACATTCAAACTATGATAGCAACTATTGAAGATGTAAAAAAGTTTTGGAATGAAAGACCATGTAATATTCGTCATTCCAAAAAAGAACTAGGTACAAAGGAATATTTTGATGAGGTAGAAAAAAAGAGATATACTGCTGAACCTCACATTTCTGATTTTGCAGATTTCAAATCTTGGACTGGTAAAAAGGTCTTGGAAGTTGGATGTGGAATGGCAACTGACGGTATTAACTTTGCTCGTCATGGTGCTGAATATTCTGGTACTGACTTATCTGCCGAGTCTCTTGAACTTGCCAAAAAAAGATTTGAAGTGTATAATGAAAGAGGAAAATTTTATGTTGGTAATTCTGAAGAACTTTCTTCTTTCGTTCCAGTAGAACCTTACGATTTAATTTACTCTTTTGGTGTTATTCACCATAGTCCTCATCCAGAAAAAATTATTTCTGAAATTAAAAAGTACATGAATGAAAGTAGTGTACTGAAGATAATGTTATATGCAAGTCAGTCATGGAAAAATTATATGATTGATGCTGGTTTTGACCAACCAGAAGCACAGTATGGATGTCCTATAGCAAATACTTATACGGAAGAAGAAGTTGCTACTTTGCTAGATGGTTTTGATATTGTTTCAATTGATCAGAACCATATTTTTCCTTACCAAATTGAACCATACAAAGAGGGTAGGTTTGAGAAACAACCATGGTTTGAAGCAATGCCAGATGAAATTTTTAACGTTTTGAAGAAAAAACTTGGATGGCATTTGTTAATCACTGCAAAAATAAAGGAGAGTTAAGATGACTAGAAAACTATCTACAAAAGTTGCCATGATTGGCGTTGGTAAACTTGGGCAGGCATGTGCTGAAGTGATGGCAGAGTCATATCCAGTAGTTGGATATGATGTTGCTCCTAGAAATCCAAGAAACTTTAGAATGGTGGATACTGTTAAAGAAGCAGTAGAGTTTGGCGATATTGTCTTTATTGCAGCTCCAACTCCACATGACCCAGAATATGATGGTCGCAAACCTACTCACCATCTTCCTAACAAAGACTTTGACTATTCTATTGTTAGAGATATTCTGGTAGACGTAAACCAATATGCCGACAAGTCAAAACTGGTAGTTTTGATTTCTACTGTTCTTCCTGGAACTGTGAGGAGAGAACTTGAACCTGCAATCACCAACGCTAGGTTTGTTTATAACCCGTATCTGATTGCTATGGGAACTGTAGGTTGGGACTTCTCTAACCCAGAGATGGTGATGATTGGTACTGAGGATGGTTCTGAAACTGGAGATGCCAAAGAACTCATTCAGTTCTATCGTCCTATGATGAATAATGAGCCTCGTTATGTTGTTGGTACATGGGATGAATGTGAGTGTATTAAGATCTTCTATAATACATTCATCTCAGCAAAATTGAGTCTGGTAAACATGATTCAGGATGTTGCCGAACGCCAGGGCAATATTAATGTAGATGTCGTTACTGATGCACTCAAAAATTCTAATCAAAGAATTATGGGTCCTCGTTACATGAAAGCAGGTATGGGTGACGGTGGTGCTTGCCATCCTAGAGACAACATTGCACTTCGTTGGATGTCTGAGAATCTTGGTCTTGGATATGACCTGTTTGATGCAATTATGGAAGCTAGGGAGATTCAAGCAAAGAACCTTGCTGCTAAACTTGTAGAACCTGGTCTCCCAGTGGTCATCATTGGTAAAGCATATAAACCACACGTTCACTATGAAGATGGTTCATATAGTATTCTTGTTGGTCACTACGTAGAAGAACTTGGTGGGACTGTTTATTATGATGATGACTACACTGGAGATAAACCACCTGCTGATCTTGGACCAGCATCATATTTGTTAGGTCATGATCCAGAGACTACTTTCTTGGGGTGTTTAGATCCTGATCCTGAAAAGCAAGAAAAGTCTATCTTCCCAGAAGGATCTGTTATTATTGACCCTTGGAGAAAGTGCCCTAATATTTCTGGATGCACTGTAATTCATTACGGAAATACACGAATCAAAAAATGAAAATAGCATTAGTCGCTGGTGGTCATTTACCCATCCCTCCAAATGGTTGGGGTGGGGTTGAACACCTTATTTGGAATTTTTATCAACAACTTACTAAGAGTGGAGATGAAGTAACTATTATCAACACTCAGGACCTTGATGAAATTGTTGATGAAGTTAACTCAGGAAACTTTGATGCAGTCCATTTACATTATGATGGATATGCCGATATAATGGAAGAACTGAACTGTGATAAGAAATTAATTACAAGTCACTATCCATATTTGACAAATCCAGAAAGAGAGTATCTATGGATTTTTGAAAAGTTTAAAAATGCACAAAGTCATGTTGTGTCTTTATCTGATGCAATTCGTGATCAGTTTGTAAGGCGTGGAGTAAGTGAGAATAACTCCAGTGTTCTTCCTTGTGGAATTGAAACAGAGTCTTACTCTTTTGAAGAGGAAGCAACATTTTTTGATAGATCAATTGTAGTTGGAAAAATTGAACCAAGAAAGCGTCAAGCATTTCTTCAGAACAGAAACCTGAATATCGATTTTATTGGTAACTGTGTTGACCCTTCTTTTAATACTTCAGACCCCTGTTATTTTGGGGAGCAAAGTAAAGAAGATATCATGGAGAATCTGACTGCTTATGCCAACATGATATTGTTAAGTTCTGGTGAAGCACATCCTTTTGTCTGCTTAGAGGCAATGGCATCTGGACTAGGACTTGTTTTATCTGAACAAAGCACTGCCAATCTTGATTTGACTCAACCTTTTATTACTGTTATTCCAGATAATAAAATTAACGACATTCAGTATCTCAGAGAAAAGATTGAAGAGAATAGAAAAGTTTCTTTGGGTATGAGAAAAACTATTCGAGAATATTGTCAGCAAAACTTTGATTGGAGTGTTATAATAGAAAAGTATAAACAAATTATCAACAACATTTAAATTCATAATGGTAGCAGTAATTTTTATAGGAACTGGGCAGTATATAAACTTTTTTCATAACTACTATGAAAAATGTGAGGAATACTTTTTACCAAATACCAAAAAGACTTATTTTTGCTTTACTGATGCAGAATTTTATGGAGATATTCCTGACAATATTAAAGTAGTGCCGATAGAGCATAAGTCTTGGCCAGGCATTACTCTGGAAAGATTTCATACTATCTTACAAGAAAAAACTGTATTGTCTGAGTATGAATATGTCATCTACTTAGATGCTGACATGTTGGTTCATGAAGAAGTATTAGAAGATGAAATTCTAACTGATAAGAATTACCTTGGTGTGTATCATCCAGGTTTTTATATGAAGAAGCAAGAAATGCCCTATGAGAGACGTAGACTCTCTGAGGCATGTGTTTCTATTCCTGGTGATATGTATTGGCAAGGCTGTTTGTGGGGAGGTAAAG